CTCAGTTATTCATAAAATATTTGTCATTATTTTCTGCAGAACCATTTATTGAACAAAGTGATGGTAATATTCTATTAGATAGATTATTTTATGATGCATCAGTTACACTGAGAGTGAAACTGTACATTAGATGTATATGGGAAGAAATGACTGATAAAATAGACCCACATTACAGTTTCGAAATATTCACCTTTTTATTTAAGAATCCACAGAAAAATACTTTATTAATGAAAGATATGAAAGGACCTTTGTTATCATGTGCATTTACTAAATCCAGTTCAGGAACAATTGTATCTTGGGTTGATTTAACTTTAACTTCATTTGTATGTAAGGATGCTCCAAATATAAATTATGATGTTAATACCTATTCTAGATTGAGAAAGACAGTGGATGAAAAATTAAATGAGATGTCAGATGCAGGATTACCCTTACTTGCAAAGAGATACAGATCTATGATATTTGAAGAAATTAATTATAAAAATATATCTGATTTTTCAACTCTATGGTTTGTAGAGGCATTTTCAGGTATTTTTAGATCTAGCTATGGAAAAACAGCAATAAAACAAATAACCGAAGCTAAGTCAAAAGGATTTTATAGACCAAATAATTTACTAAAACCTGAATATTACAAATTATGGTATGAAGCTTTGAGTAATTATATTATTGACATACCTGAAAGAGAAGAAGAATTTGTGCTTGAATGCATGTCAGATTTAACTACAAGATCAAGTGGTTTAAATGACTATATTATAGTTGACGGTCAGGAAATTCCAAATGAAGACGTTCATACAGTAAAAGTTAATGTTGGTATTGACACAGTTCATAATATATCTTGGAAATTTTCAGATAAAACAATGGCGTTTAGATATGCCTTAAAAGATCCTAATAAATTATTTTCTAAAGAGAAATTATTAAGAAGCCTGACTTACGATGATCCAGGTAAATTATTCGCACGATATGTTCCAGCTAGATCCGTAAGAATGGTATATGGTGTATCTTTATATAGATTTTTAACCGAAAGATTTACTCGTAGTTTGGTTGATTTTATCGCCAAGAAAAGATATCCTACAATTGGCATGAATTGTAAAGCTATATCTACTTTAGCCATTGACACTGGTAGGTACATGACTGAATTTGGACCATATTTATATGCCACTGGAAATCCGCAAGAAGGGAATCTTTTATTATTGGCTGATTTCGGAAACTTTGATCAATCTCAGGCTGCTGTTAATTTTAGATCAGTTATGATTGAGGCTGCAATGGCAGTGCGATTGGATAATATAGACTATCTAAATACCAGAAAATATGGAATACTTGGCGGAGAGACAATTATGGATAGAATAATTATAAACTGGGAAGGATTGATGAATGCTGTATTTAGAGTATATACCGGAAATGCAAAATATATGGATCTAGAAACAGGTTGGTTATATTCCGGTGAAAATGCTACATTAGTAATAAATACAATGGTAAATTATGCTTTTGTGTTAACTGTATTAGAGAGAATGTTTATAACACCATCAGGTATACAAGATAAATCATTGGCTGATGTGTTTAAATTTGAGAACTTTAAACTACAAGGAGATGATCAAATAGCAGTACTATCTTTAATTGATCCAAATATATCAGTTGAGAATCAGTTACCAGCCGAGAAAGCATTATTAGAATTATTAAATACAGTATGTGAAACTGCAGGTTTAGAAATATCAGTTAATAAAACAGG